CGTTGGCCCTACAATAAAACTAGTCTGACTAAAGATACCATAGTGCTGTGGTCGCCCTTGTGTAGCTGCAACAGGGTAAGCTTCTCGTATAAAGCTAGGGTCTTTGTTAATTAAATAGTGATACTCTGCACTAGTAGGATCAATAACCGCTAAAGAATACACATACAACATGCCTGTAGGCATCGTGAGATACTGATTACCGCCGGTTATATTACCCGTCTGGTTCGCACGTAACGCAGGAAGATCAACAGTAGAGAAAATGATCTGCTCTGCTTGCTCAGTAAACATAGCCAACTGATCGTCCGTAAACGTCTGTTCGCATACATCCTGTATGTTTGCTTTAAGTTCGGTGTAATTCACCTAAAACTCCCTACGCCATTGGCCCACGAGCCATAGTACCTTTGGTTGCTGCACCTGTACCACGTATCTTTATACCGCTTGTCTTAACAGTACCAGAGGATTGCTCTGGCGAGTTAACAGTAGTGCCGGGATCATACTCTTTAACCCCACTCATCTTGTGTATCTTCATTCCTTTTTCTTTAGCCATTGTGTTATACCTCTATGTTATAACTATTGTTACTAACCCTATTTTCCCAAACGCAAAGAGTGGGTCTACCGGCTGTAATCTCGCTCGACTTGCAGGATAACCTGTAAAGTCTGGTCTTGGGTCTCGTATTGCCTGTGGGTCATTTATTACAAATGTCCCTAAACTTAACTGCGGCTGGTCAGGGTTCCAACACTCTGGACAAGCCTTAATTCCTGTAACCACTGCCTTAATAACCAGAGGTTTTAACTGCCTTAGCCTATACTGAAACCCACATACGTCGCACTCTGCTAACGCATTTTGGCCTGATGCAAATTTCTGGCTCATAGTTACCTAGGCCCATACAAGCGAGGTATAAGCATTTCAGAAGCCTTTTCTCTATCCTCTCCCGCAGCTAACGTATACTGTTCATCATACTGTGCTTTGAGCATTTCCAGCCGTGCCATGCCCTCCGGTATCTTAGTAGCCAAGTAGTATGCTAGACCTGCTACAAGCGCAGGGAAGAAACGAAAGGGCATATCGGCTGTGTTAACGCCCGTCCCTGCATCATCAATACGTTTAAGACGGTAGTATCTAAGCACATAAAAAGGTTCGAGCGCCGTACCTTGGTTTGGTACAGGCCATACGGTAATCTGCGGATTGTCTGTCTTACGATCAACCCATGCTTGTATGGGGCGACCCTGAGTTAACTTATTAGGAACAGAGGAGTAAGTATCTACACTGATACGCGAAAGGTTTAAGTCAGTCTGAGTAACTGCATTACCCTCACTGGTGCGGATAAACTGCTCTATCAAATCAATAGTATTGGCGGGTAGGTCATAAGTCGCTGTGCCTTGAACAAGGTTTACAAACCCCTCCTCAATCGTCCACATATTAACGCCACGATTAGCCCACTCAATAGTCAGTAGATTCATAGAGCGACGCGCTGTGCGTAGATCGTAGCCAGAGTGTAGCTCCCTACCGGCACGTTCAAACGCCTCTTCAGCGATCTCTGTGAACTCCATGTTAAATGTAGTAGTGCCAGATACAGCCATTATTTCTTTTTCCTTTTCAGCGGAGTGACTCGTCTAGGTTTACCTGCTGGTTGGCCTAGTCGTTTCTTCTGCGCTATACGAGACTTCTTTTGTGCCGCTGTCATTTCACCAGATGTCTTGGGTGTTTTACTAGAAACCCTTTTTGTGGGTCTACAGTACGGCGTTCCCCGTTTGTCTCCTTTCTTGCGCCCACAGGCTTTACCTGTCTTTACGTCCTTCCAGTCTTCCTTGAACCAACGCTTTAAGGCTGCGCCTTTGGCAGTTTTACGAACGGCCACTGGCTTTCTTCTTCCTGCACTTAGCAATAGCACCTGACGCATACGCGGAAGGGAAGACTTTGTACTGCCTCTTCACCTTCTTATAGCAAGCGTCTTTTACTGTCCCACCCTTATTAAGTGCAGTAGGACGTTTAGCTGGGTTTATTGCACCCATGCCTTTACATGCCATCATAGAGAACTACTCCTCTGAGTCGTCTTCTACTTCTACAACAGGCTCTTCAGCTTTTTTAGGAGCTTTTTTAGGAGCTTCTTCAACAACTTCATCTTTACCGTCCGACTGTCCAAACAATCCAGTTCCCATAATATTCCCCTCAGTTAAACCATTCGTCCTTTAGTATGCCCTTTTACAGCAATACCATCAGCACGGCTGGAAGCGCTGCTTGTCTTGCCGCCTTTCTTGTACCCTTTAACTTTACCGCCCATCATCAGACCTTCTTGTCTAGCAGCATCGTCGCGCATTTTTTTTAGCTTGGCTCTTGCTCTAGCCTCGCCTGTTTCGTATCGCGCTTCTTGCTCCTCAGAATCCATGGCTTCTTGAGCATCATTTACTTTACGGTTTTTTACACGCCTTAGCCCGTCTGCATCGTTGTCTTGTCTCGATATTTCCTTGGCTTCTGCGTCTCTAAGACTTTTTCTAACCACGTCTCCACCCTCCTGAAAGGTTTTTCCTTTATCTGCTTTGGCAAAATCTCTGCCTACACTTTGTGGAACCCCAGCTCTCTTGGCAAACTTAGGGTTATTAGCTACTGCTGCCATAAAATTTGCTTGCTTCTTCGTCTTACTAGGCATTAACACTTCCACCGTTTTCTGGCTTGACGCAGCCTAGAGTTAGGGTCTTTAGCTGCTTTTGGAAATTTTTTCATCTGACCAGCAGAACGTGCACAGAACGATTTACGCCGCTTTGCGTCCTTGCTGCCCTTCTTCACTTCACCCGTAACGGCTGTCTTAAGTTTAGAACCGGGGTTGTCTCTACGGTATTTAGCCACCCCCTTCTTGGTCATACCTGCACCAGACTTAGTTGGACGCTTCTGACCACCTTTAATGGTGTGGCCTTTCATAGTCCCCTTTTTCTTAGGCGCTGGCATAAACTTTAGTTACCGTAACAATAAAAGAGTACGCATCCCCTGCTGCTGGACTTGTGGTAGTTGCTACAATATCACCTGTGTTACCTGCTGTTCCGAAAACTCCGGGGTTAGGAATACCAAAGTCAGTAAAGTCATACTGCTCTGTCCAATCCGCTGGAAGCGTAAAGATAGGAACATCAGTGGTAGCATCAAATGCTAGAGTAACAACCACTCCTTTGCTTGCGTAAGTAACCGCTTGTACAGTAGCCGCTATACAGGCTTGACCCGTAATAGGATCATTTGAAAGCGTAGACACATCAACTATTACAGAAGTAGCAACGTCAGTATTACCTACCGCTACGTTACCTCTAATAATAGCTGTGCGACCGCCATCCTGTATGATTTGCGTCGTTAATGTATCAGCCATGATTTACTCCTTATAGTTTGTATTAAGCACTAAATGGAGTAGCAGCAGCGCCGCCAGCCGCACCAAACGATATTCCATTAACATACCAAGTACCGGCTGCTACTTGTGTAAAGCATAAGTAAGTATCAATGTCACCACCTGTAGTACCACCGTTAAAGGTTAGCGTAGTGTCCCCCGGTGTAGCTAGGAAAGTAGTAGTTAGACCGGCAGCATCTACCTGCTGAACGTAACCTGTAAAAGCGTCAGCGCCAGAAGGTTTAATAACTAGGTTATTAGCTAAGTCAAAACCTTGAATTATGCAAATACTTGCGCCCAACGTATTTAACTGATTAGGATCAGTACCATCAGTTTGAGCAGCGGACTGAATTAACGGGAGTGTAAGCTGTCCTGCCCCAGTACCATTAGTGCTATTGTAAACATTCACCACACCAGCATGTCCCGGTAAGACCGCTCCAGTAGGATTACCCGCCGCATCAACTGCGGGAGCAGGGAAGTTACGTAATTGTAGGGTAGCATTATCCGCAGTTATTAATTGTTGAGCACCAACGCCAGCAGGTACAAAACCTGACAGCGAGCGGACTGGGCCAGAAAAAGTAGTTTTAGCCATTTTAAAATTCCTCACATGCGAGTGATGGGATGTTCTGTCTGCATGTCGTCAGCCGGGACTGTCAGAACACCGGATAATTCCCGGAATGCGATCAGTATATACCACTTATTTATAGTATGTACAAATAAAACTCAGACAAAGAAAAGGGAGCCGAAGCTCCCTAGTCTAATCACCTGTTGCTTATGTAGCGCCCGGTGAACCGAAAACACCCAGTGGGTCAGATACGCCGAAGCTGTATCGCTCACGAGCCTTATATCGGCTGTTCCCTGTGTCGAAGTCCGCATCCATAGATGTAGTCATCGGTGTACGGATGAAGTGCTTCAATCCGTTAGGAACGTCAGTCATCAAGAACCACGCATTACCGTCAGTGAG